TTGCACCTATCACATATACTTCGCAGATAAGTGCCTGTCTCCGTTCGCTCTGGTCGCGGCTCGGAGATGACCTTCAGGTTATAGAGATGAGGCTGCGTGATCTTCAGGTCGCAGATGCCCTTAAGAGTATTAGATGGCGCATTAAATGGAGCATCGCCTGGCTGCGCCGCTATAGCCTAAACCTCGCGTTGTTCGCCACCATCATTGCGCTGGTTGCATTCTTGGCGGTTATTACCTGGCTGCATCTGACATTGCCACATATCATTAAGACAACAGGGAACCAAGCCCCGATTACCTGCGGTAACGGGATCAATTCCGCTAACGCTTCAAACTTTACTTCGTTCGTTTTCAGCGAGCGTCATTGAGAGGTTTAACATGAAAGCAAATATAGAAAAACCCAACGGATCAAAAAAGCATATTGTGAGAATAGAGTCCAGTGTCTGGTTGCCGATATTGATGATGCTGATTATCACTGCTTTGTCGGTCACCTTAAGCCTCAACGGTATTTATTTTGTTTCCAGTAAATCGGCAAAAGCAATACCGCAAGTCTCGCACGTGAGCTACTGGTGCGCTGGTAAAAAAATGGCCTATCCCCGGACGGCACGAATTTACCCGGCAATACAAAATATAACACAGATTAATGAAATAGAGAGAGACCTGGAGCGGGATACCAACTGCCAGATAGTTTCTGTTTACGGCTGGCAAAATGTTGATTGTCCGGAGTGCTCAAAGGACGCCGAAATCAAACGAATGGAAAAAGATTTAGTCATGCAGGGGCAGGAAATTCAGCGCCTGGGTAAGGGTGGAAAATGAGCATGACCTTCAACTGCCCCTACTGTAAAAAGGAACTGAATTTTATGACAATTCAAATGGACAAAGACCTGCGATTTATTTTTGAGGTACTACCCTCATTCGGGACCAGATATTCCAACCTGGTGATGGCTTACTGCTGCCTGTTCGGTGTGACGCCGTTTCAGATTAAGGCCAAAAAGCTGCGGCTCATTTTGGAAGAGATGAAACGCCTGTTTGACGCTCAGTCCTTTACCTACCAGAAGAAAACATACGAGATCAGCCACGCCGGTATTGCTGATGCACTCGATCTCTGCGTCAAGAAAAACTTTGAACAGCATCTCGAAAACCACAATTATTTAAAGAAGGTGATGATCGGGATCTCCGAGCGCGAAGGTAAAGACAAATCACGACAAGACGAAAAGGATCTGAGAAAGCGTGAAGCGGGGCTCGTATCTCGTGAAACGGAACAAGGACGTCCTTCCGCTGCGGAAGTCAAAGCCAATCTGGAACGCGTCGGCAATATTATTAAGAGCATTGGAGGATAAGTGGCCTTGAATCCCGGCTATAAAGTAATCGCTAAAAAGAAGAAGATGGAATGCGATCCGGGCCCGGAGTTTAAATGCCCTTTTTGCCAGCATATTATTTTGGAGGCAAAGGCCGAGCGTTTCCGGACACGCTGCAAAAACTGCGGCCACTGGGTCTATGCAGAAAAGCTTGCAGCGGCAGGGTGAATAAAACTGGATTCCCGATCAGGTCGGGAATCACAAATAGTGAAGGGCGGTTTACCCGCCCTATTTTTTTATATTCTTGCTTCTTGAATTTAGGTAAACTTTTTTAAATAACCTAAATAAAAATAAATGTCAAATTTATTAAAAAAAGCTTGACTTTACCTGCAAGTTCGTTTTATAAGTGAATCGAAAGATACATTGTTCTTTATAAAAACATTGAGGCGGCCAGACCGCCCATTTTACAAAGAGAGGCTCATGAAGCCCGGCCCCGGATTAAACTCCGGCGTCGGGCTTTTTTATTGGCTCTAGGTTACCAAAGCGCAGCGCATGGAAACTGTAGAGCCAATTATCCCAGGAGCGTAGCGACGCGGGATCGTGGAACCGCACAGAGCAAGATTGCCACGCCGCGATAGTTGCGGCTCGCAATGACAAGAAAAGGAAAGAGGCATGGCATCACGAAAAATCGACAAAATCATTATCCATTGTTCGGCATCACCAAATGGCAGGCCGACAACTGCCGCTGATATCGACTCTTGGCATAAATTACGTGGCTTCAAGCGCACTAGCCCTACTATCAACCCGAAGTTAGCTGCTATTGGATATCATTTTGTGGTTTGCGTCGATGGCACTGTGCAAACCGGCAGAGGCATTGAAGAGGCGGGAGCACACGCGAACAGCTTCAATGCCAATTCGATTGGCATTTGTCTTGTTGGCACAGATTGTTTTTCCAGGCAGCAATGGCTGGCACTCAGCGAATCGGTGCACCTGTTGATGAAGGCTTATCCATCCGCGCAGTTAATCGGGCATAGAGATCTGCCTAATGTCCATAAACTCTGCCCAGGGTTTGATGTGTCAACCTGGTTTCATAACGGTATGGGTATTTTAGAGGCGCAATGTTTAGCAGACAAAACGGATGCCCCGGATGTTCCTGTACCGGCAGGGCCGTTGGTCAATAATAGGCACGGAGTAATGCCATAAGATAAATCTCCTTTGGAATGTTCCGGGTGGAGCGGGCGCGGCGGAAACAATGCCTGGGAACACCACCCGGAACAAAAAAAGGCATTAGAGGTTCATTGATGAAAACAAAGATCATCATCGGCGCTTTAATTATTATGGGGATACTGGCAGGCGTGGCCGCGCTCAAAGGCTGGTACGCGGAACTGCCGAAACTAATGACACAATGGGTGACCGTACCGGAAATACAAACGACGACAAAAATACCGAAGGTTAAACTCGCTGTCAAAGAAATAGTTACGATCTCGAAAAAAGAAGTCTCCAAAAAATTGAAACTTCCGGCGGCAGTGGCCAAAGATGAGACAAAGCAAATCACCGCCACGGCGGAGATTCCGCCCTACGAAGGGAAGACAAATGCGGCGGCCCTAATAACTATAGTCGATGGCATAGGTAAGATGGAGATCCTCGCCGAGCAACAGCCGCTTCCGCTTTTCGCTCTGGAAAACAAAAAGGTGATCGGCGGACGTTATGGATACAGTTCGATAGCCACGACAGGTGTGGCGGTGGATATTTACGGGCGGTGGGATTTTTTGAGGGTGGGGAATACTCACACCGGAGTTTACGGCGAAGTCACTTCGACCGGCGATTATAAAGTAATGTTGAATATCGAATATCGTTTTTGACAAGGGGGATATCATGGAACAACAGGAAGCCATTATGCACACAATAGGCAAAAAAATCAACGCCGTAATGGTCAGGCTCTTCGGCGCAAGCTGGCGAACGAGTGTTTACGGGGTACTGGCATTTTTGCCGCAGATCGCGCAGGCGGCACAGAATTATATCGTCGGGTTGGGGTTATCACCCGCCGTGCTCAATACGATAACATTTTTTTTCGGCATCCTCACGGTGCTCCACGCGAAGGATAACCGGGTTACCGGCGGAGTTGTTAAGAACGATGTGCCCAAAACGGACGCAGGAAACGTCTGATGGACGAAATTGATCGTGCCCAGGCTAACACAGAAATTTATGAGGATGCAGCGATGAGATCGCATCTTGCGCGGCAGCAATATTCAGGAGGAATACCGGCAATCAAAGGTTTCTGTGAGGACTGCTACCATCCCATACCTGCGGCGCGGCTAGAAGCAAACCCGAAGGCGACACGGTGCATCGGGTGTCAGACTAAAGCGGAAAAGGAGACGGAATAAATTGAACGAACACTGGCAACTCTTCGTAGCGCTTTTGGGAGTGATGGCCGTCTGGAGCGGCCTTATTGTAACGGTATTTCAAATAATGCTTTCCCGTGTGATGAAATCGCAGACGGATACACTGGAAGTGAAAATAAACGTTATCAAAACAGTCAGCGATAACTGCACCCGGCTGGAACGCGAACTGCTGGAGTTTAAAGCAGACATGCCTGCCGAATACGTAAGGAGAGAAGATTTTATACGGTTTGATGTCGGTATTAACGACAAACTCGATAAGTTAAGAGATCTCTTTTTAGAAAAATTAGAAATTTTGGAGAAAAAATAATGAATTCAATGGATATGGAAAGAGCACGCCGGGAAGAATTGCGATGGCTTATTCTTCGAGCATTATACGCAGCCCAGCCAGTAGGAACTTCCGAGAGAATTATCCGTACCGTTGTCGATCCGATTATCCGGGGCGTCACTGAACTAGAAATACGTAACCAGATTGATTATCTTCATGAACGAAAACTTGTCGGTGTCGAGAAAGAGCATCCTGTGTGGTTTGCCAAAATTAACCGCGCCGGTATTGATGTCGTGGAATACACGGTGCCTTGTGACCCGGGAATCGCCCGGCCAAAGGCTTGGTAGTGAGCCTGTGGCTTCCGTAAGGGAGTACCCTGAAGGGCATCTACGACCCAAAGCGAACTATCCCCGAAACGTAGTGGATGGGGATAATAGGGAAAACGTAAAGGAAAACTCAATATGCCGCAACGATCAAAAGTCATAACGCTGCCCGAAGAAATTCTGGCCGAACTTAACCAGAAACTTCTGACGGGTAAATTCTGCGACTATACAGCCCTGGCGGAGTGGTTGCAGGCGCAGGGTTATGACATATCGCGTTCCTCATTGCATCGTTATGGCCAGGATTTTGAAGAACGCCTGTCGGCTATAACAATGGCCACTGAACAGGCGCGAGCTGTAGCAGAAGCCTCAAAGGATGATGAGGGGCACATGAATGAATCCCTTATCCGGCTGGTGCAAACTAAAGCCTTTGAGGTCTTAATTAAAGCGGAGAGTGATGAAAACCTGCCGAAGATGGGCGTGATGATCGCCAAACTGAGCAAAGCATCAGTCGATCAAAAGAAGTGGATGGCGGAAATGAAAAAGAAAACCGCTGCGGCGCTTAGCAATATAGAAAAGAAAACAGAGGCCGGTGGCAAAAAATCACTGGATCCGGAAACGCTTAGGATCATCCGCGAGGAAATTTATGGCATTACCGGCTAAAAAAAAACCAGCGGTTCCCTTAACCGTATATCAGTGCAACTGGGTGCAGGATCACAGCCGTTTCAAGATCGGCGTTATCACCCGACAGGGTGGTAAATCGTTTGAGGCCGCGCTGGAGTGCGTTGATGATGGCATGGAGCACAAGACCATGTGGGTCATTCTTTCCGCCGGAGAACGCCAATCGAAAGAAGTTATTAATAAATGCGCAATGCACGCCCGCGCTTACGGGCTGGCGGTGCAGGAACTGGAATTCGACTTTGTAGTTGATAAAGACACAAAATATAAACAGCTTGAAATTGTCCTGCCTAACGGGACCAGAATAATCGGACTTCCGGCGAACCCGGACACAGCCCGTGGCTGGTCGGCAAATATCATCCTGGACGAATTTGCCCTGCACAAAGACAGCCGTGAAATCTGGAAGGCGCTCTTCCCGACTGTTACGCGCGGTTATAAAATCCGCGTCATATCAACGTTTAAAGGCAAAACAAATAAATTTTATGAACTCTTTTTCGGCGCTCCTACTCTGCAAAGTTACAATGGCCGCGATTATGAGTTCAAAGGTGATAAGGGCGGATGGTCCAAACACTTTGTTAATATACACCAGGCTGTGGAGATGGGGCTTGTGCTGGTAGATGATCAGGGTAAGCCCTGCGATACGGAAGACCTCAGGCTCGCGCTCAACGATGACGATGCCTGGGAAGAGGAATATGAATGCGTGCCTTCCGATGAGGTATCGGCCTTTCTGACGCATGATCTGATTTCGTCCGTGGAGGATGTGCAGGTTAATGCCGCTCCCGCGTGGATGGAGCAATTAATCAAAGCGGCAGAGACAAATTACGCGGAATTCAAACGCAGTAAAATTGAACCTGCACTGCCGGTGGATGTGCTGCAAAACGTTACCTTTATCGGAGAACTGTACGCGGGGATGGATATCGGGCGTAAGCGCGATCTTTCTGTGATCTGGCTGGATCAGAAAATTCAGAACGTCCTGCACCCGGTGGCCATCTTTGAACTGCGGCGGCAACCGTATTTTGTCCAGAAGCAAGTGCTGCACACCTTGCTGGCTAGGCAGGAATTACGGCGTGCCTGTATCGATGAAACCGGCCTCGGTGGGCAGTTGGTTGAAGGAGCTCAGGATGTTTACGGCACATCCCGCGTGGAAGGAATATCTTTCACGCCGGAGAGTAAAGAAGCCCTCGCTGTAGGCTTGAAGCAGAACTTTGAAGATCGCGGCAGTGTGCTGCCAGCTACAAACACGGTGCGCAACTCACTGCATAGCGTGAAGAAATACGCGACAACGACAAAACATTTTCGCTTTGACGCGGAGCGCACGGAAGCTACAGGGCATGCCGATCACTTCTGGTCAAAGGCGCTTTCGGTACATGCGGCATCCAGTAATGTTGTCGCCGTTTGTGTTGGCGCGAACCCGGAGAAACGTGAGGCAATGATGGGACGCAGCGGGATGCCGCAGCACAAGGGCGGCTTCTTCGGGCGCTTCACGCAGAAGATCACTCAGAGAGAAGAACGGGCGGCATAGATTGCCACGCCGTCTGCGAGACGGCTCGCAATGACAAACATATAAGAGGAATTATGAATATTCTTGAAACAATAGCAAAAAAAATCGCGCCGGGATTGAAAAACGAGACGGAGTTGCACTCTATGATGGCGGTGGAAATTAAAGAAGAGATTGCCAAAGCCAAAATGAACATGCCGATCTCCGTCAATTACGATCCCAAAAACGAAGGCTATCGCCGGGTATCCGACAGCATCTACACCCGCAATCTGATGCCGGTGCAGCAGGCGCGGATGTTTGAGATTTCTTATTATATGTTTGATTCCTCGGCCATGTTCAAGCGCCTTGCCACTATGGATCGCGGTTTTCTTTTCTCCGGACCCATCGTTATTAATTCCGAGAGCGCCGACGTTAAAGAAAAGCTTGACGCCTTTTGGACTGATCCCGAAAACAACATGGCGCTCAAGTATCCGGAATACGCGATGTGGCTTTCCATCCTCGGCGAGCAGTGCTGGCCGGTGGAAGTCAATCAGCATAATGGATTTGTGCTCATAAATTATGAAGATCCGGCGCAAATCAAGGAGATATGGGTCAACCCGCAAAAGACCTCGCAGTTGATGCAGGTGGAGATGATGGGTATCAATGAGCGCACGGGCAAAAAATACGCGATCATCCGCAAAGACTATAACGTGCAGTCAAAAACATATGACAAGCTCGTCGGCGATTGTTTCTTTTTATCAATCAACAAACCGCCTAACGCCGCGCGCGGCCGCTCGGACTTCATGACGCTGGTGGACTGGATAGATTCTCTGGAACGCTACGGCTACAACTATCTGGAGCGGGCGGAACTGCTGCTTAACTTTGTTTGGGATATTACACTCAAGGGAATGAACGCGGAACAGATCCGGGAATGGCTGCGCGATAATCCGCCGCCGCAACCGGGATCGCAGCGGGCGCATAATGAAAACGTAACATGGGAAGCTGTCAGCCCGGATATTAAAGCCACAGATTTTAAATCCGGCTTTGATATGGGCAAGAGTTTTATCATGGGCGCGGCAGGCAGGCCGGAGAGTTGGTTCGGCAGCGGCGGTAAACAGTATCAGACAGAGGCGGATTCGGCTAATCAGGCTCCGGTGGTCGATCTGGAACAGCGGCAGGGACTCCACAAGTATATGCTCACGCAGATCCTTCAATTTGTAGTTGATCAGGCCGTTATCCACAAAGCACTATCGGAAGCGGAGGCGGCAAAGGGCTTTAGCATCACAATGCCGGAGATCTCCAAAAAAGACCTGGCCATGTTTGCCAATGTCATCCCGCAACTCACCACGGCGCTGGCTGTGGCCGTCAGCAATAAGTTTATTCAGCGCGATACCGCGATCAACATGTTTGCCTTTGTGGCCGGTTACCTGGGCTATGAGGTGGACGCGCAGGCGGAAATAGACGCGGCAACAAACGCGCTGGCGGATAATGAGACCGATTATGAAGCGCTGTTAAAAAAGGCTGACGAAGCGAGGCTGAAGGCTGAAGGGGATAAGGCGAATGCGACAGAATAATTATTCAAAGAAAGTTGCCGAGCTGATCGCCCTGGCTGAAGAGATGACGGATAACCAGGTGGTCAAGGCTGTGCAGTACCTGGACAAAGCACGGCTGGAAGTTGCCGCGACGGTAGGCGCAACCGACTGGCAGCTTTATCATTTGCCGCAGTTAAAGACGGCAATTGAACGTGCCATGCAGGAGTTTGCTTCACGTTATGGCATTGAGCTTTCCCGCGAGCAGTCGCAATTTTGGAGTTTCGGCCAGCAGATGGTTGATGATCCGCTGCGGACGGTCGGCATTACGGCGGTGATCCCGGCGATAGATACAACGATTTTTACCGCGATGCAGAATTTTTCCAAGCATTTGATTGATTCCCTGGGCGCGGATGCGACAAACAAAATCTACAGCGAATTTGCGGCAGGGCTGATCGGGCAGAAATCGCCGTTTGAGGTGATGCAGGCTGTGGGCGCTAACCTGAAAGATAAATCAATCTTCACTTCCATCGCAGCCCGCGCCGAGACAATTACGCGGCAGGAATGCGGCAAAATTTTGGAGGCGGCAAGTCAGTCGCGCATGGAGGCGGCAAGTAAGGTTGTGCCGGGATTAAAAAAGCAGTGGCAGCACGGCAATTCCCGCATGCCGAGAATGGCGCATCTGGCGGCGGAAGGGCAAATCCGCGATGTCAATGAGCCGTTTATGGTCGGCGGCGAGGCGCTGATGTATCCGCGTGATCCTGCGGGATCTCCGGGCAACACGATCAATTGCAGTTGTTACACCGTGCCGTATATGGCCGGGTGGGAAGAGGCCGAAAGACAAGCGGCATAATTTTAACAAAATGGATTCCCGCCTACGTACCCTAAAGGGCATCTACGACGGGAATGACAAAAAAAAGGAGGAAATGAATTATGGCAGTTCCGGATAAAAAAGAAGAGAAGACAAACACAATCGGCGACAAATTAATTGCGGCGGCACTTGCTGCTTTCGGCATCGCAGCAAAATATGTGGCGGGAAGCCGCTACGATGAGCTGGCCAAAGAGGCTATCATTGTCACCAACGGCGGCAGCAAAGTGCGTTACAAAGATGGCGACAAAGTTGAGCCTCTCGGCGAGATCGCCATCACCGGCATTAACCCGGCGGCGAAGAGAAAACCGATAACGGGCGGTAAAAAATAGGGGCAAGGTTCAAGGGTCAAGGAGAAAGGGGCAAGGTAAATAGCGATGAAGAAAAAAAATCAAACACAGAAAGAACTGGATCTGGCGCAGGCTGATCTCAGTCTGGATGATATCCGCGATCTGCTCAGCCATGCTATCCGTGAAAAATTTCCAACTAAAGTGGGTGGCGCGGGAGAATTGATAGACAGCAATACCTGGCTGCGTGAAGTGTTTCCGTCTTACCTGATTTATGAGCAGGACGGCCATTGCTTCCGCATCGCCTGGTCGCTTCTTGACGGCAATGTGACGCTGGGCGAAATACCCACGGAAGTGGAACAATCATGGGTGGAGGCGCGTTCCGCTCAGGCGGAATCCGATGAAGGTCTGGAAATGCTCATGCGGTTGGGCGCGGCGCAGAATGCCGAAGGGACTGCCTGGGATGTGACAATCTGCGTGCCGGGCTTTACCAAAAGCGGCTGGTTTATTCCTGACGAGACCATTCGTGTTGCCGCCGGATTATTTGAAAACGTGGATGTCAATCTTTATGAACTGCCTTCAGGAGCAACGCATGTACCTGCCCCGCTTTTTGATATCAAATCGCTCCTGGTCAAAAACAAAGTCGGCTGGATCGATAACGTCCGGCATGCGGCAGGCGTCGGCCTGATGGGTGTCTTACATTTTCTGGATTCCGCCAAGTGGCTGGGTAAAAATCTGCTTTCCGCACAGGATAGGGGCGGCTCTATTTACGGCCTGTCTTTTGATTGCCCGGTAAAAGCGGAAAAGGCAATGGTGGAAGGCAAAGAAGTTTTCAAGATCAATAAATTTTTATCCGCCGATTCGGTGGATATTGTAACAAGGCCCGCAGCAGGCGGGAAATTTAACCGGGCAGTGGCCAGCGTGCCGGCCCATAACGAGGAGGACAAGATGAAAGAAGCATTATTGAAATTGATCCAAGAGAAAAGGCCGGACCTCCTGAAAGGGAAAGATGTCACTACCATTTCCGATCAGGAAATTGAAAGTCTGGCGCGCATGGCAATGGAGCCGAAAGACGAGCCGGGTAAAGACAAAGACAAGATTGACCCTGCCACCGTCGTTACAAAAGACGATCTGGCAATCCTGCGCTG